AGCATGAATACGATCGGTAATATGTCTTTAATTAATACCGTCTTTACATTCTACAATATGGTTTTCGCAATATATAAAGGCGATGACTCAGATGTTGCTTGCGATAGTTATAAGATGACAGATAAAGATTTTATGCATGAATGTGGACACAATTATAAAATTGAATTTGATCCTGTAGGTGAATTTGCCGGTTTCTTCATTACGCGTTATGGTTTCTTTCCCGACTTTCTAAGAAGGATTTGTAAGTTTTTGTCTAAAGATTATTATAGCGATGAACATTTGTCGCAAGCGAAATTATCTGTAGACCAAGATCTTCGTTGTGTTGGTACAGAGATGGCAAAAGAAGAAGGGATACACGCTACAGTTTACCACTATAAATACCTGGGAATAACTGAAACATTTGTTCGCATGCTTATAAGCTACGCACATAAAGTGCATGAAATAAAATTTTCTGATTTGATTCATACTGTTCGTGAGAATTTTGTTATTGATAATCCTAAATCTTTTTAATTTTCCTTGTATTTTAAAAGAACTAAGAAAACAAGCTTTTATTTGTTATTATTTCACATTATTATTATTATTTCTACACTTTATTTTAAAATTTTTAAATTTATTTATTATATTAATCTACCTACTAATTCATCATGTCTACGGAAACTGTTGCAACGTTCGGAAAAGTTAGTGTTGGCACAGAAACTGCGGCAGGAGCTGCTTACGTACGAAAGGTCACTCATCCACCATCTACAATACCACTCGAATTTGGCGGCGTACCTGATGCTTCCGCACCAAATATGGTCCAAATGGAAGTTAAAGGTGAACAAAACGTACCAACTTCTTATGAACGTCCAACTTCTGCTACAACTACCGAAATCGATGCTGTTGGCAGAATGTTATTCCTTACGCCTTCTGGCGACTTCGTTGGCTCTTACTCATTTTGCTGGACTGGCAATTCATGGGTTCAACCTGTCAATCAAGTTGCGACAATTGGAGTGGGTGCCGTCCCACTTATTACCGCTAACGTTCCTGCAGTCACAAACTCGGGCTACAATTTTGACAATTTCAGTGGAGATGTCGCACAACATCGAACGACTTATAAATCGTCGACATTCTATCTAAATGCAACGGAGTTCAATAATCAAGGAACTGTGACTTCTGCAAAATTTAAACCATCTATTGTCACTGGTACGATTGATTCGTTGACGCGGGATATGAGCTTGAAAGAACGTAAAAGTTTCTACAAGGCAATCGATATGAATGACAATGATTTCGCTGATGGTACACAAACATCTGATTATGCGGTCCAAATTTATGATGTACCTTTTATGACGAGTGCTAATGTTCTACACCCTGCTTTGGGTGGTGGCGACGTTTACATCAACGTTTTCCCTAATACACCTTCAGACGTTATGGTTATTTCACCGAAAGGTAATACGCGACCGGCGAAAGATGGTGCTTTTGTTGTTCAACAACCGTTGGAGTCAACGCAACCGTCGACACAATGTCTTGATACTACACGTGCTTTTGGTACTATTACTCCCTTTGGTGGTGTGCTTAGTGTTATTCGAGTTAACGTCGGTTCAGGTTATGAGTTTGGTTCCTTAAAGAATTCTACCGCACCTATTAATACGGGTCCACCAACACATAACGGAGATACTGCATGGAATAACTTGGATTGGTCACTTACAATGTTCGATGGTTTAAGTTTACC